GACCCCGTTAAGACGGCTAACGGCTATTCTATCTACAATACTACTTTGTCCAAGAAGACTTCCGGCAGCCCCGACACCTACGGTATTTTGTTCGGTAACTTCAGCGACGTACAAATTGGCTTCTGGGGCGGTGCTACTTTGATGGTAGACCCCTATACTAACATGAAGTCTTCAATTGTAGAAGTATACGTAGAACGCTTTATGGACGTAGCGGTATTGCGCGACGCTTCCTTCGCTTTGGCAACCGACGTTACTATCTAACAATGGCCAATAGCATTACATACACACCACAAGCCATAAGCCTGGACGAAGTTAAAAGCTTCGTCCGGGTGGACGGTTCTAGCGACGACAACCTACTTACGTTCCTTTATGAGGCAGCGTGCGAAGAGGCTTTGTCCTACGCGCACGTGGTGTTAGGTAGTGCGACAATTACTAGCGACACAGTTTGGGCAAGCTCTTACGAGCTGCCCTACTGGCCGCTGGGTTCTATTACCTCCGTACACGTTTATATTGACGGAGTAAGCACAGAGGACACCGAGTACGAACTGTTAGACGGCGTTATTAGCCCCAGCATTGGGGAAGAAGGCGACCGCATGGTAATTGTGTACACAGCTGGTTACGCCTCTATGCCCAAAGACATTAAGCACGCTATTTACCAGCGTATCAAGTTCGGGTACGACTTCGGCGACGATATGCCGTACAACGTCGGCCCGCGTTTCTTTGACCGTATCGTAGGTCGCTATCGCCGTAATTTTGCATGACGTTAGACCGCCGCGTAACCCTTTACGAACCGACCACGACAGTAAACAATAGTGGCCAGGTTAAGCGCAGTTTTACTAGCGCCGGTACTTTTTATGCCCAAGAGGTAATACCAAGTATCGAGGTAGCGGGTAGCGAGAGCTTCGTAAACGATCAGATGCAAAGCCAGTACGTAGTTAACTGGCGCATGCGTTACCAGACCGCCGTTACGGCTGATTGGAAGCTGGAATACGGCGGACAGTACTACGATATTATCAGCGTCGCCCCGGAGGGCCGCAAGCGCTTTATTTTGGTTAAAACTAAACTGCGCGATAGTGGCACGCTCTAAAGTATATCTAAAGAGCCAGTCTGGCCGCGTCGAAGACTTTGACCAGTTCCGCGCCCGCTTGCGTAAGCTAGGCACCAGCGAAACAATGCGTTTTCGTGAGGTGCGTAAGCTTTTGCTAAAGGAGGCGCAGCCGCTAGTTACGGAGGCACGTAACCAGGCGTACGCAGACAGCCAGGAACCTAAAGGCATTCGCCTAAAGAGCCGCAGCACCCTAGGTGCCAAGTTTTACAACTTGTACGGATCTATAAACAAGTGGGCGAACAAGGGAACAACAAAGGCGTACGTAGTAGTAGGCCTTCGCGGTAGCCGCAAGAAAGGCGCATATTACGCGCCCTGGCAGTTATTCGGCGGAACGGAAAAAAACTTTAAACCGAAGGACTTTATCGGCTTGGCCGTAGATAGTACCGACGTAGTGCAAAAAGCGCAAAAGCTTATGCAGCGACATATTCAAAAACGCATAACTTCGGTGCTACGATGAACTACTTACAATACGTATACGACGCAGTAAACGCAGCCGCTACAGACGACGTTTACGCGTTAGCAGCACCCCAAGGCACTACGGCCGACCATATCGTAATAACGATCCAAGGCGTAGATATTACCGAAAGCAAGGACGAGCGCGGAAGCGAGAATATCAGCGCTACGCTGTTCTTCCACTATGCAGACGCTGACGACGCGCAAAAGCAGTTAGGCGACATACGCCAACAGCTGCGCGACTACCCACGCGTTATGCCTATGTACGAAGACTACGTAGAAGGCGACAGCGGAACCCTGGAGGGCGAGGCATGTGCAGCAGACGCACTAAACGTAGCGCTAGACAGTCCCTTTACCCAGGCGTACATGGACGGCATGCAGTTCTTTTACGACGACATTAACGAACGGGTGCTACTTGCAGCCGACTTTATATTTATAATCAATACCTAAAAAAAATGGCTAGTATTTCTGGCGGTGAAATCCGCGTACTACTCTCTACCGACGGCGGTAGCACTTACAAGGGCTTCGCTTTGGAAAGCGACTGCTCCTTCGAAATGAACGCAGAAACGCGTGAAGTAACCAGCAAAGACGACGCGGTATACCGTTCCTACGTTACCAGCGCTAAAAAATGGACTATTAGCGGTTCCGCTTTGTTTGGCGACGACGACGCTAGCGACTGGAACCCAGACGACCTTTACGCTTCTATCGGTAGCGAGGTAGACATTAAAATTACCCAATGCGCTGCCGGTACGGTTACTCCCGCCACGGGCGAAACCAAGATTGAAGGCAACGCTATTCTTACGCAGCTTTCCGCTTCATTCCCCGACAAAGACAACGGCACCTACACCTTCTCTTTGCAAGGTACGGGCGCTTGGACGGTAGGCACTAACTAATAACTAAACTGCGATGGGAAAGAGTTTTACGCTTGGCGCAGCCATGTTATTTGAAGAGTTAACCGGTAGCAGCGTTACCGATATGACTAAACCTAAAATTGGCGATATGGTCGCAATGCTTTACGCCCAGGAATACTGGGACAAAGACGAGCGCCCAAGCTTCGACCAGTTTAAGAAGGAAATTTCGGGCGAAGACTTGTCCGACCTTACCAAGCGGCTTAACGGCCCTTTTTCCCAGCCGGCGGCGCAGTAGACGTACTGGGCTTGCTGGTGGGACGCTTGGGGGTACCTCCGAGCGAAGCCAAACGCCTAACCCGCGACGAGCTTAACGCCATAGTTAAGCATGGAACGGAAGGCATTAAAGAGGACTGGAAGCGTACCAGATGGCTAGCCGCCGTCTTGGTAAACGTAAGTGGTAAGACCATAAAGCGACACATAAAAGAAACGGAGTTACTTCGTTTCGAAGACGAACGAAAAGGTAACGGCTTTGCCGATTTTGTAAAGAGCATAGAAAGTGGCAGACGTAAGGAGTAAGGTAGTTCTAGGAATAGACGTAAACGAGTTCCGCCGGGGTATTACCCAGGTGGACAGCTCTATTAAGGGTATTTCTAAACAGTTCCAGAACCTAGGCGGCATTATTGGCGCCAGCTTTGCCGTATCCCAAATACAAGCCTTTACAAGCGAAGCGCTAGACCTGGCCATGAAGGCCCAAGGTATCGAAACGGCATTTAACCGGATCGGTAACGAAATAAACATGGAGAACTTACGGAGCGCTGTACAAGGCACCGTAAGCGACCTGGAGTTAATGCGCCAGGCAGTTACCGCCGAAAAGCTTGGTATTCCTATCCAGGAATTTACCAGGTACCTAGGCTTTGCCAAGAAGCAAGCCAACGAGATGGGCGAGAGCGTCGACTATATGGTGGACAGTATCGTAAAGGGCGTAGGTCGCCAGTCTACCATGATCCTGGACAACCTGGGTATTAGTGCCAAGGCTGTACAAGAAGAGTTAAAGAAGGGCGGTACGTTTGCCGAGGCCGTTGGCCGTATCATTCAGCAAGAAATGGGCGGAGCGAACGATACGCTACTTACTACCCAAGACCGCTTGCTGCAACAGCGCGCCAGCCTGGAAAACATTAAGAAAGAACTAGGCGAGCGCTTGCTACCCGTATATGAGGCCGTTTTAGGCTTTGTAAACGACAGCTTGCGCCAGATTAACCGCCTATTTGGTTCCCAGCTTACCTTCTTCGAAAAGCTGGAGTATTACGCTTCCTATCTAGACTTTACGGGCGGCGAGCTAAAGCGCATAGGGATTGAGGCAAGGGCCGCTGGCCGTGAGGGCGAAAGTCTGGCCGGTAGTGCTGCAATGGTAGGCGAAGGCTTCCAAGGCGCTACCGATGAGGTAAAGAAGCTTGGCAACGAGCTAAAGAAGGTAGCCGGTATTAAGGTACAAGGCGGCTTACGTCTAGCGGACGTAGAGCCAGGCCTAGCACCAAAGGACACCGCAGTTACGCCACTATACCGGGTAGACCAGGCGCTGTTTGGCATTCGCCGCCAGGCGGAGTACGCAGCCGGATCGTGGGACGTTTATACAGAGGCCCAGGTAAACGCTATTCGCCGCGGTAATGAGTGGGTAGCGTTTAACGAAGAAATTGCACGCCAGCTAGAAACTATTAACCTAATTGGACAGCAGTTTGGCCAAATCTTCCAAGCGTCATTCCAGGCAGCTATTATAAATGGCGAAAGCTTCTTCGAAAGCCTAAAGGCTGGCATGAAGGCATACGTACAGCAGATGGCTGCCGCTACGGCCGCTACACTTACCCTAGCCGCTGCAATGGCTATTATTTTCCCCAACGTAGGGTTTAACGCAGCATTTAACGCCCTTGGCGGTGGCATGGGCCTACCGTTCGGCTTTGGTGATGACAACGAAATAAAGTTCCGCATTGCGGGCTTTGGTATGGAGGCTTCAAACACCCGTAACCAACGTGGCTTAAATATCTTGGGTAACTAATGGCCGTACAGCTATTCGCATACGCAAAGAGTAAAGGGTACGACGTAAAGCTATACGCCGACACCACGGCCGTTAGCTACACGCCATTCGAGTTTACGGTAGCAGACTGGAAGGTAACATACGACACGCAAGACGTATACCGCCCAGGCATTATAGGCAGCCGCATGGAATTGATAGCGCCCATTACCCAAGGCACTTTAACCCAAAACCTGGAAACCGTCTTACAAGACGGCGATGGAATTTTCTATTTGGAGCTTTCCAAGAACCTTGGCGATATATGGAAGGGGTACTGTACGCCTAGCGTGGGTACCGTAGAGGTTATCAACGGCCAGCGCTTTATTACCATTATTGCCGGCGACGGCTTCCACCTACTGAACCTAAAGAGCGACGCCTATACGTTCTCTGGCGTCCAGGCGTTCAGTACCCAGATAGCGAACATTCTAGAGCGTGCCGGGCTATGGCGTTTATTTAACGGCTTCCTGGTGTCAAAAGACACTACACGCATATACAACAGCTCCGGCCTTTACGACAGCTTATACCTCACCGGGTGCAAGCGTAACGGAGTATATAATACAGGTACTACCTCACACACGTTTAGAGAGGTGTTAGAGAGCATATGCACGGCTTTTGCGCTTCAAATGTACCAGGACAAGGGTTATATAGTTTTCCGCGATTTCGCGAACCCTACGGCCTCTTTTAACGTATACCAAACAGACGGCGTATACCAGACGAATATCGACTACACGGCTAGCCAGACTATGGACGTAGTTAGCGGGGGTACTAAAATGTACCTGGCACCTATCCGGGTACTGGATATACAGCACCTCTACGAGAACCAGCCGTACGAGAACATTAACGACCAGTATACCGAAACGGTACACTACACGCAGAACAGTACCACCGGAGCTTACACGAAGCACAATTTCGTAGATCTGGGTACGTTCTTTGCCGATGGCGTAGCGCATATCGACTACGACATGGATTTACGCATACGCTATACCATTCCACCGGGATACAGCGATAACGTAACATGGGAATTTCGCTTGTACTTTTTCCTAGGTGAGTACACTACCGACGGTACTACCTGGACAGCGTTAAGCGACGAATACATACGCGTAACGGTAAACGACAACCCCAGCGGCGATCCTAACGAACCCACACCGGGCGTAGTTACGTACAGCACCAACAACAGCCACCTACCCACGGTACCGAGCCTTGGGGAAGTAAGCCTAGGTCTTTACGTAGAGGGCTTCCAAGCGTCCGGCCAAGAACTGGAGGACGTGCAACCCGCCCAGGCAAGATGGACTATTGTACAGCATGGAGCCACCAGCCCTTACCGCGGCTACCGTGCAGACAACAGCCGCCGCAAGCTTGGCGAGGACGTGGTATATACGACGCGCTTTGGGGACTTGAATAATACCAGCTTCCCAAAAGACCAGCAAATAGTTTACGTAGGCACTAGCCAAACCGCCAGCACTTGGCCCACTACATGGGTAGAAACATTGCCCAACGGCGATCAAAACGCGAACACGCTTTTACAAATCACGGCCAACCGCATAGCGCAGCGCCGTAGCGTTCCCCTGGAGTATTACGAGCTAGACCTACACCAAACAAGCGCCGTAACGCATACGGCCAGCTGGGGAGGCGTAGACTACTTCCCGGTCAATATAGAATATAACTACGAAGGTAGCCGAGTAACATACGCTAAAATAGTTAACCTGGACTTACAGCCAGATCCTTTACGCTATGATACAGAACTATAACCTACCGCCGAACCTCCAGTACTACGCCTACGTCATTGCAGACGGTGGGGTAGTGGAATTTAATACTTGCACCCTATGATTACTGCAAACCAATTTGTTACTATCTTCACGGGGGGTAACTACGCTGCGCCCATTTGGGACGATTACGCAGCTTACGTTGCTTCGGATAGTGGAAATTTAGAAGCCCGCGACTGTACTATTAACGCTATTGCCAATTTATTATGAGCCAATTTTACGATCAAGCCAGCCTAGTAATGGTACCCAGTGGGTACAAAGACGGTAAGCTCTATTCCCAAAAACCTTTAAGCACCAGCGGGGAGCTGTCATTCTCACGCGGTAGCGATATTGAAGCCACCCGCGTTAATTCGCAAGGCTACATTGAGAAAGCCCAAGTGAACCTATTGTTGCAGTCGAACCAGTTTGATACGACTTGGGCTAATACTAATACAACGGAAACTGGAGGCCAAGCCGATAAGGACGGCGGAACCACCGCGTGGAAAATTGATAAAAGCGGTACAAGTGGAAACATTTACCAAAATGTAACGGCAAGCGGAGTATTTACGCAAAGCGTATATGCCAAAGCGGGCACGCTTAATTGGATGGTAATAAATAACTCGGGCACAACAAGCAATAGTGTTTATTTCGATTTAGCAAACGGAGTTCTCGGGACTGTACAGGCTAATGCTATAGACGCTAAAATAGAAAGTATTGGCGGAGGATGGTATCGGTGCTCTATGACATTGAATACCACCTCAAGCAATATGCGAATCTACCCCGCAGATGCAGACGGTGATGTAAGCGGCACAAGCGGCAACATCTACATCCAAGACGCCCAACTGAACTACGGCCTTGTAGCGCAGGACTATGTAGAAACCACAACAGCGGCTGTGGTGAGTGGCATTACCAATGATATGCCCCGCCTCAATTATGACCCCGCCAACCCGACCTGCCCTTCGCTTTTGTTGGAGCCGAGTCGTACCAACCTCATTGCAAATAGTGAGTATTTTAACGGGAGTAATTGGAGTTTATCTAATGCGACATCTACTGAAAATACCGCAATAAGCCCAGAGGGTGTGCAAAACGCATCTACATTCACCACAACAGTAGCGGGAGCGGATTTAAGAGATGCTTTAAATGTAACTGGAACATATACATTTAGCGCATTTGTTAAACTTGTAGATGTTGGAGGTGTTCGTTTGCGCATTGATGCGGCAACAGACGCAAACGCTTTCTTTGATTTATCAGATGGTAGCGTTTCGAGTTCAGATGGAATTATAACTGCGGATGCTATTGATTACGGAAATAATTGGTGGCGTGTTTATATGGTGGCGAATGTTACTAACACACAAAAATTCCAAATTTTTACAACTGATGGGAGTACGAGTTACGCTAATGGTAGCGTTTATTTATATGGTGTTCAGATTGAACTCGGCAGTCATCCTACTTCGCTCGTTCCCACCTATGGAGCCTCTGCGACGAGGACGGCGGATGCGTGTAGCAAGACGGGCATTTCCTCCCTTATCGGGCAGACGGAGGGCACGCTTTTCTGCGAGGTGGAATTTGAAGATATAACAAATACAAATGCCATCAGCGTAAACAGTGGCACAAGCGACCGCGCAATGATTTATACCACAAGTGGGAATTTAACTTGCAATGTTCGAGTTAGTGGCGTTTCTCAATTTGGTACTTCTACCACAATCGCAACAAATACAAAATACAAAGCTGCGTTAGCATATAAGGCAAACGATTTCGCTTTTTATGTCAATGGCGTACAAATTGCGACTCACACAAGTGGAAGTGTACCCGCTACTTCGGATTTCTCTTTTAATACGGGAACAACTGGCGCACCATTCAATGGAATCGTAAATCAAACGCTTGTATTCAAAACCCGCCTTTCAAACGCTGACCTTGCAACCCTAACAACCCTTTGATATGAAACTGCGTAAGTACGAATTCACGCCCACGCAATGGGCAACGGCAAAGGCCAAGATTACCACAACGGACGAAGAAGGAAACGAGGCCTACGACCCAGCAAAGGTGCGCCAAGTGGTAGAATTGGGGAACCTTGTAAAGACCCCCGCCACCTATGACGAGGAGGGCAACGAACTAACCCCCGCAGTCCTCTCTACAAAGTGGAGCGTTGATATCCTTTGGGAGGGTGAACCGATGACGACGGCGTTCGAGTCGTATGAGGTGTGGTGCCAACCGATGGGCGTGCATTCAATGGGGGGCGTTGCCTGCATTCAAGAGTGGGTTGAGACTTGTAAAACGAAGAAGCCAGAGCTCTTCCCAACGCCTTCTGAGTTATGAGCTGGGTAGAGATATTCAAGAACGACAACACCTACAACGAGAAGACCATCCTCGGAGCGTGTTCGTTCGCTGTCATGGTCATCGTTATGGTGGCCGATGTAGTCACGGGATGGGTCGGTAAGGACTTGGTCATCAACTCGACCGTCTACAATTCCTTCGTCATCGTTACCCTCGGCAGCTTCGGCATTGCAGGCGCTGAGAAAATCTTCGAAAAGAAATGAGCCAAAAGATCACCGAAGTGTCTGAGGACACGATGCTCGGCATGAGCCTCAAGACCCTGGCAACGCTTGGCGGCGCTTTGGTCATCGGCACGGTAGCATACCTTGACCTCAAGGCAGGCATCGATGAGGCGAAGCAGTTGCCACCTCCTACCATCACCCGCGTGGAGTATGAACTCAAGGACGAGCTCGTTCGCAACGCCATCATGGAGACCCAGAAGCAAGTCGAGCAGATTGCCAAAGATGTCAACCGCATCGAAGAGCACATCCTCAACACCTCCAAGTGATGCGCTGGATTGTCTTGCTGCTGATGTGTGCAAGCCTCAAGGCTTTGGGGCAGAACATGGACGGCAAGGTGCTCATTGAGTTCAACGCAGGCTTCAACGCCAAGAACGGCTACGCTGACCTCGGACTTATTAAGGGCGCGCGCTTGTACCGCATCGACATCGAAAAGAACCCGAAGCTCAAGACTCAGTACCAAATCAAGAGCTTGCCCACGCTGATCCTGTTCCGTGATGGGGAGGAGATGTGGCGCTGGGAGGCGGGCATCGACATGAAGCTCCACGACGACTACTTCCTCATTCAGCAAGTGATAGACCGATTCTAATGGCTAAACTCCAGACGGCCACATCCTATGTGAGCCACAGCAAGAAGCGCCGCAAGCACTCCAAGCAGGAGAGCAAGAACAAGGGCAGCAAGAACTATCGTAAACCTTACCGCGGTCAAGGACGATGAGCAGCTTAGAAGATTGGGCCAACGAACTCGAAGAGGTGCCCGTGAACCCGATGTGCAGCATTGATGACCCAGAGTGCGAGGCCTGCG